CTTGATAGAACCTTACCTTCTTGATTAGAAGTACCGAATACTTGAGCAAGGAACGTCTTGTAAGCAGAATCAGAATACCTTTTTGAAGAAAGGAACTCAGCAGCTTCTTGAAATTGCTCTACACGATTATGAGAGATACCAAGTAACTCTTTAACCATTTCAGCATTGAAATGATTTCTATGAGACAGCCTTACTGCAGGTTGACCTCTTTCAGTTAAAGCCATAGACAGAGTATTATTACAAACAACTCTTGTCATTATAAACTTAACATCAATAGACTTACCATATACATGAGGATTTGAAAATAAAAGATATCCTTTTACTTGATCGTCATTTCTGAGGGTAAATCCGTCTTTGACATCAGCAGCTGCAAAGACCATCTGACCGTCTTTTAGACTACCTGCGGTGTCCATCACCATATCACCATTTGCTACGAATTCATTAAAGAACTCAAAAGCTTCTAAATTTTGACAAGGTTTCCAATTACCTGAAACATTTGTCAAGATCTTGCCGTCAGTATCTCGTACCAAAGCCTCTTGACCTGTCTCAACGTTTTCACCATTGATTTCAACAAAAGACTTTTTCTTAGAAACTGTCCAATCAAGATTAGCAGCTTTCATCATTTCTATCGGAGTCATATCATCCGATACAGGAACACCAAGACCGTGCCAAGGTACACCTTTACTTTCACGGTAAGCCATTGCAGCTACACCGTTTACTATTTCTAATTCATGTGCCATAGTTTTACTCCTTTTCCATTCATTAGTTATTAAATTTCTCAGTCCAAGCTTGGAAGATCTCGAAAGACTCTTCTTTACTTATACCGAACTCTTCTTGTAGCTCCCTGGGAGCGCCGAACATATTAATAGTTCCGCCTTCCCGCAGAGCATCCAAAAACTCAAAATATTCATTAAGCGACATCAGAAAGAACTCCTGTTATACCTAGTAACTTGAAACCCCAATCACAAACAATGTAATGATCTCCTGTGTCCTTCTCCACGATGATATCACCGACTGAAGTACTGTGTCCAGGCTTACAAGCAAAGACCGCATCAGGTTCATCCCATAGGTTTGTGATTCGGAATACATGATCCAAGCTTTGCGCTTGAACCTCAAAGACGTTTTCGTAAAACGGAAGATTATTAATATTGAAAGAATCTTCTTGACCAAAGTGCATGGTATCAAGTTTTGCTTTCCAAGCTGGTGATTTCTCCTCAGCTCCACCCCAACCATAAAGATTTGGGTATTCTTCTTCAGATTCTGGGATCTGAATTTGTTTAACGATATAATTCATCTTTTCACCTTTTCCTTAATTTATACAACCATTATATATGGTATCATAATGAATGTCAATAGTTTTTATGAAATTAAACCAACTTTTTTCGCAACTTTTTCAACGATCTCATCCATTATAGGTTCAGTGATCTCTTCAACCGCCTCCCAATCAGGTCGACGATAGTTGCTTCTTATGATTCCCATAACACCAGGAAAGTAGTAAGAAACCTTAGTGCTTGCATTATTGCAGCCACCATTGTTGTAGATATCGTAGTAAGCATTTACAGCTTTACGAAATCTTTCAACACGCTTATCTTCACATTCTCCCATAATGGGTACCATTTTTTCAAGCTTATTAGCAAGATCTTGAAAAGTTCCTTTCTGATTCCAATATGTAAATTCAGACATTATGCAGCACTCCTTTTTGAATAGTAACGACCTCTTCCTGAATATCCGACGGCTCGGACAGCTTCGAGAGGACTTGTTTCGGTTGAAACTTTTAGGTATTCCTCAACCGTATAATTTTCAGTAATACAGTTGATGTAAGATTTATACGGCTTTGGACCATACTTGAATCGGGCAATAAAAGAAGGCTTTACTTTACCGACCCAAGAAGGATGGCAGTTAGGATGAACTTCATCCATTGTTTTGGAGCCTTCAAAATCTCCTCTATACATAAGATACATACCATCCCATGTAAATTGTTCTTTGTCAAATTTCGTCATTTTACGCTGCCTCCTTAATCCATGACTTTGGTGTTTTTGCATCCCACCAGGATTGGTCGGTATCAGGACCAAAGTAATAGTCAAGATCACCAAACATGTAGTACCAGTCTTTAAGACTCATAACGCCGTGGAAGCGTAGTTGGTTCAAATCGTTCATGTTTTCTACCATTTCCATAATTTATACAACCATTATACTATAGTTTCTTTATGATGTCAATAGTTTTCATAAAGAAATATGAACTTTTTTAGAATTTTTAGTTATATTGTTAGAACTTTTAAGAATATAAAAGAAACCCGGCCTATTTGACCGGATTCCAAGATTCGTCAAGCATTGTTTGCGCTTGACCTTTGAGGATAGGATCAGCCTTCGTTAAAACATCCATCATGTACTGCTTTTCGTACTTGTATGCTTTATGGAAGAACTTCTGATCGTTAGGTATGATTGTTAGACTATTATGAATTAGGTCAGCTACCTTAATTGTCTGAGACTCTGCAGGTCCTAATGCAAAATGGTCTGCGTCCATCTTTTTACGAAACGCACGGTTTCCATCTTCCTTTTCGGAAACGTTTGTGCAGTAGTGGACATATTCTGCTACGGTGGAACCAAACTTATCTTTGATTTCACGAAAGGTAACTGGAGTATCTTCAACCACATCATGTAATAATGCAGCCGCAACCATCTCCGGAGTATGCTCAACTGTTTCCACAATTTTTGATACGCCAATAGGATGCATGCTGTAAGGCTCGCCGGTATACTTCCGTCTTTGGCCGTCGTGGGCCTTGATGGCCAACATCAGTGCTTCTTGAATTAATTGTTTTTCGTTTAACATCTGATTATTATACTATATTTCTTTATGAATGTCAATAGCTAATTCTTATTTATTTTAATGGAGAGTTTGACTCCCTTCAGCCATTAATCCGTCTATCATATCGTATGTATCGTCTGCGTGGCCAGCTTTAATAATATCAACTACTGTCGGAAACTCACTTTCGGTTTCTACTTGTTTTGTTTGGAGATGTTTTATTTTTCTTGAAGGAAACATATCTATCATGTATTGTCTTGCAGCTCGTTCAGTTTTGAATGAACAAGCGGTAGTTAGGCCGAACGGATTGTTGGCGGCAAAGCATGCGTATATTCTGCCGTCATCTTCTTTTCCAAGATCATAGCCATTATAGGTTCCCAAAAATACGCCCATATTATCATCAGCTATTATGTACCTTATCTTTTTCATATAATTCCTTATATGTACTTCTTACTGCTTTGAAGTGATCAAGATATTGTGAAGTATCAAACTCAAATACCTGAGGATCATTTCCATCAACTCCGATAAAGACCACTCCTTTTTTAACTTGGTTTCCAGTCATCTCCTCGAAAGCCTTTGCATAAAATGAAACCTGCATATAATAGTTAAGAATCCATTCTTCTTTCTTTGGCTTGCGAGAAGTCTTAAAGTCAATCACCGCAAGTTCTCCGTTCCATTCTGCAATGCAATCAACTTGACCTGCAGTTTCTAGTTCATTGGAATAGAGAAAACACTCCTGGTACCAAATATTATTTATACAATCATCCAATATTGGTCTCATAGTATTAAACATATGTATATTGGCAGGCATATGCTTTTTTGAATAGTCAGGATCATTATCTAGATAATCTTCACAAAGTTTATGAACCGCAGTACCACGGCGTAATGCTTGAGTAGAAATACGATTGGCTTCTTCGTGACCAACACGATCACGCCATTTTTGTATATCTTCTTTTCCTAAAATTGATAAGACTGTGGTAACAGAAGGGTAACCGTCACCGGAAGGAGTTTGATAGATTCTTTTTCCATCAACATTCGATCTTGTTAATCTTTCGAGGACAGGAGCCTCACCGTTATGTTCAAATAATTTCATAATATAATCCTTGAATAGGAAATGGTGGCCGAAGCCACCATCCCTTTGTTTATTAGGCCACTAATGCTGGCCTGATTTCTGCTCTCTCCTTTGCTATGATGTATTCTTTAACTAAACCACTTCTTACAATATCTTCAATTCCAAATTGAATTGTTTTAAATGAGTGATCCATTCTTCTTATAACTCTTAAAAAATCTGCGAGACCTGATGTATCATGTTTGTGTCTAGTTCCAGCAAGATCATCTTGAGCGGTGTCACCACAGAATATGATTCTTGACGAATCGCCAACTCGTGTAATAATACTATCGAGTTCATGGTAAGTCATTGATTGACATTCATCTACAATAATAATAGAGTTATCAAATGTTAATCCTCTGACGAACGACGATGTCATAAATTTGACAGAACGTTTTTGTTTGAGAATATCCCAAGCATCTCCTCTGCCAAACAAATTGTTTACGATATCAGTGTAAGGTACAGAATATACGGCTTCTTTTTGAGCCTGAGATCCAGGCATAAAACCTTGCTCTCTTGTCTGTACCGCTGAACGAACAATTATAACTTGGTCATAGTTATCATCATTTAAAATATCAGATAAACCAAGATATAAAGCACACATTGTTTTTCCTGTGCCTGCTGTTCCTACCGCAGCAATATTATAACCAGCTGTATAGCTGTCGAACATATCCGCTTGAGTTGGAGTCAATGGCGAAATATTATGCATTGAAAATTTTGTATCCAAAGATCTCCTTTGTTCCGCTGCATTTCTCCTTTTCTCTTTTGGTGATAAACGACGCTGTCTTGACATAAAACCTCCTTTGAAATCAATTCATGAAGGCAATTGAAAATTACTTCCAATCGTTGATTTTGTTACCTGTGTATGATTTATTATTTTTCATTGACGAAAGTAAATCACGAAAACCTTGGTCGGGTTTTAATCGTCCAAGTCGCGCCGCATCACTCAAGCCGGGCGCTGAAGTAATTAGAGTTTTTAAATGTGGGTTGTCTTTGAGGTATTGTTCTCTGGACGAGATTGACATGAACTTTTCAAATTGTTCACCTGTATTTTGATCTTCAAAGATATATGTAGGCATTTAATATCCAATCCTATATTGCATAATAGTATTTATACAATTGATTCGTAAATCTCTTTCCAATTTTTAACTTTTTGAACTTGAGGATTGGAATAATCAGTATTGAAAAGATGTTCTATTAATACAGACCTTAGGCCGTATTCGACTCCGAGTTCAGCATTTTTAGGTTTATCTTCAATCCAAAGACAACCGCTGTCAATATAAGGTGCTAGTCCTTCTTCCTTATCTTGTCCGCAGTCAAGACATACAATTTTTTCAAATACTCCATAACCAAATAACTTTTCAAGATTTTGCTGTCTCAGTTTACCGGCATAGTAATCAGTAGAAAGAGAAGTAATACAGTGAAAAATATAACCTTCTTCATGTAATTTTTTGACATATTTGATAGCATCTCTTAGCCCAGGTAGAAATCCAATTCTTGCAGATTCGTTGAATTGTCTAACAAGTTTTTTTGATTCTTCCTTAGTAATTCCAAAGGATTCGGAAACATCATAGATTCCTTCCTTTGCTATTTTGTAATTGTTTTCAGCCATCCACTTATAGAAAGCGTATTTCCAATCCAATAGCACACCGTCACAGTCTACGAGGATCAGCTTATCTGTTCTATGATCCATCTTTTTTTCCCATTCTTTTTCCATTTCAGTTAATATTATAACAAGAAACGGAAGAAATGTCAATAGTTTTTATGATAAAAACTGTCTTTTATCGGAAATTCTTTGTTTTCGATCCTTAGATCTACGACTTTTCTGATATTTTTCTCTTTCTTTTTCTTGTTTTGTAGTTTCCTCCCAATCGGAATCGCGGAACTTTCTTAACCGCTTTGCCATTTGGATCTCCTTATTAACTCATGTCCATCGGAGTAGTAAACAACTCAGGATAAGTTGCTTCTACGGTTTTTCTTGTCAATCCTTTAACAGGTGTATGACTTATTACATTATTTGCTAGGAGTTTAGCATCATCTGCGTCAAGATCCTCTAACAAACTAATGAATAACGATTCTCTTTTTATTTGATTAAGATCGTCGTATCCTCCACCTTTGAAGAAAATTTTCAAACGTCTTGCTTCACGATATAATAGTGTATCTAAATCGTTTAGCTCGTTTTCTTTAAAAGGTGGTGGTGTATCAGGTACTAAGAACTCAATATCATCGTCATAAATTAATCTTAATATTGTTCTTAAAGGAACCGAATCATTTTCTAATAAAACAGAAATTTTCTTTTTTACTGTTTTTTCTTTACCTGCAGAGGTAAGAATTTTTGATATTGCATCTCTTGCCATATTAAAAGTCCTGTATATCTGAAATTAAATTTTTCAGCTTTTGTTTAACGAAGTAATTGAACAGATGAGCTCTGCTAACTTCTTCTTGGTTATTATAATCATCGAGGATAATATTTTTATATTCCTCAGGAATTTGCGTTAAGTCAATCATTTGCTTGTTACGATTAAATCTCAACTTTGTCTCCTCATCCATTTGCTCTGGAGTATTGGTAAACATTTCAATTCTTTTCTTTGTCATTGGCTTTTGTCTATCACCAACAGCTAAGCAATTGTCTGGGCTCAATATATTTGGTACACCATCACCAACATCTCCTTTTAAAATATGTTCTTGAGTATATTGATGGGGGTTTGCATGCCTTACCCATTTCTTTAAGACTGGGTTGTATTGGTCCACATTAGCATATTTTTGTAATTGAATGAAATCCTTATCACCTGAAAGAATCAAAATTGGTTCTGAACCTGTATTAAGTTCGGTGCCATATTCCATGCACAGTGTTGCGATAATATCATCAGCTTCGCAACGATCTATATATAAAACCTTATATGGAAAAAATTCTTCTATTTCCTTACGAATTTGATGAATGACATCAAATAGCATATTCCAATCTAATTCTGATTCTTCACGATTCTTTTTGCGATTTGCTTTATAATAAGGAAAGTAATCACGTCTCCAAACATTTGTGTTATCACAACAAAGAACAATTTCTCCGTACTGTTCAGAAAACTTTTTACGATTGAACCTAATTGAGTTAAGGAACATATGACGCAATAAATTTTCGTCTAATTCCACATTTGTATGATTACCAATACCTGCGAAAAGACTCGCAAGCATAACTTGGTTATAATCTACTAATATCATAGTGTGTACTCATAATTTAATTTGTATTAGCTATTTTAATCTATTTCTTCATCGCTGTCAATAGTTTTTTCAACATTTTTCATATAGCCGCCAGTTACTAATCCTGGAGTATCAGTCTCGGCAACAAATACATGGTTCTCCGCAAACTGCTGCAATTCGTGATCTACACCCATTGTCTGTAAATGTAAAGATCTTATAGATTCAAATATCAATATCATACTTGGAAAGTAAAGAGATATATCTTCGTCTAGGTTACACCCAGCTCGAGCCATTTCTCCTAATACATTTTCCCAAATGATTTCAGTCAGCTCTGACGAATAACTTTCTTTATATTCTCGAATTCGTTTTCCTACGTCTTCGGGAGTCCATTGAATGTCTTCATTCAATATTGGAAACTGAATTATGTTATCTTTGGTAGGCATCTCCGATGTTCCTTAATAGAGTGTTCCACATAGTAGCAAAAGAACCGATACTGTTTCTTGCTAGGTTAAATCTGTCAGAGAAAGTAAATCCATGAAAGTATCTAGGAT